CTATTCCTGAAGCAACCACCGCCGTTGCCCCCATGGGCACTGCTGACGTCGTCGCACCAGCTGCTGCAGCTGCAAACATTATCGATCCATGGTTTTACGAACATTTCGTTCATCTCACCCGATTCACTTGGTCAACCACTCAGCCTCCTGGAACCCTCCTATGGTCCTCCCCCATTACTCCAGACTTTGCGCACCCGAATCTTGCCTATGTTTCGAGACTCTATAACGTTTGGGCTGGTGGCTTGGATTATAACATCAAAGTTGCTGGTACCGGCTTTCATGCAGGCGCATTAGCCATAGTGCGCCTTCCTCCGAATATTCCTCCAAGTTCCATTCAAAGTGCCTCTGAATTTACCTACTTTGATTATGCAATGATTGATCCAAAACATCTCGATGTAGTCTCAAAGAGTGTTTGTGACCAAAGGAGATTCCTCTACCATTACCGTGATGGTGATTCAGTCAACAACAAAGACAGCATCGGAGGTTACATTGCCATTTATGTTCTTTTACAATTAAACACCTCATCTTCCGGAACAAACCAAATTGACATTGAAGTCCTCAACAAAGCGGCTGCTGATTTCTTTCCAGCACAGATGCGCCCCGTTGATCTTGCTCTTGAGTCCAATGATTTCCCAGAATTAATTGACGCTCTCAACACCGTTCTTCCCAGAGATTTCATGGGTTCTAACTACGACAACCTTGGTGTTGATGGAAGCACCACACTTTCTTCATCTTTCACTACTAACGTTGCAGGTGTTGACAATTCTATTCCAGCTCCACCACCTTTTCTTACTGTACTTGACAATATTTATCCATGCAATGATTTGCGCTGCGTTTCAAACGCTGCAAATACTTCGACCACACTCACTAGTGTCATTAAATACGACCCTGCTTGGACAAAATTCATTCAAACTCATGCACTACCAGCACTTGCACCTAATATTGAAAGTCAATACGGAGACAAAGTTACCCCGTCATGTGCGATTCTCTTACAAAAAGATGGCAAAACTGTTGGACCCGTTACTCTTGCCGGAAGAGCGACCAATTTGTGGTTTCTCGATCCTATCACGGTTACCATAGCTGGACCACTTGAAACAATATGGACGTACCCCATTTCCTGCCATGTAGAGGTTGTTAACAGTGATCTTGATCGTGTTGTTGTACCAGTCCCTGGGGAAAGATTCCTAATGTGGAGTGCAACAAATCCGATCAATCCAGGTTTGACAAACAGGATTCTTCAAACATACAATGTCACACTGCGTTTCCGCGCTTCAGCTCTTGGATTCGGACCACAAACAGCAA